CTGGTCAATGGTAGGCGAAATAAAGGCTTGCGGTAATACGGACAAACTGGCAGGATCAGAGTCCTGTCGATCGACAGCGATCGCAGGTGTCTACAAGAAAAGGAGCAGACAAAATGATTACACCAGCAGAGAGAATAAAGGCGGTCCGGGACCATGCCGAAGAAAACTACTGCAGCGGGATGTGCTGGGACTATGTGGTTGAGTGCTTCAGCGACCAGGAAATTGAACTGGAAACCAGAGGCGCTCGAACAGCAAAGGGAGCAATCAAGAAAATGTGGGTTAATTCGATTTCGTTCATTTTCGAGCGCCGCCAGGAAGCGCTCGCCGGTTGTGAGGAGAGCAGCGTCAATGGTTGATCTAACGGAAACGGCCACGATCTTGGCCCAAAGCATCACGGTCCAGGAAAAGATCCTGGGCCTGACTACCAAAGAAATGGCCCAAGAGATCGTCAGCGATCACCAGGGCGATCGACAAGAATACGCGGCAAAGCAGCTCCAGATCGTCCTGGGACTGCTAGCGAGCGCAGCTGTCGATCCTAAGACCAGGTTTAGCAAAGAGCAGCTCAAGGTGTTGGATGAGGTACGCCAAAGGATCAACCGATCCTGGAGCTGTCTCGAGAGCCTTGACGTATTGCAGGCCGTAAAGTTTGAACAGGGTTTTTGGGATCTAACGAAAGGGGCGATCTATGACAAACCAAATAAATAGCGAGCCAACTCCCTGGGGAGATCAGACCTTGATCCCTGGAACTGAGCAGATCACCTGGGCGGAATCCGTCCAGCTGGTCGGCGATGTCATCGAAAGCTACGCCCAGGCGTTGAAAGACGAACACAAAGAGATCGAGGGTCAGCGGCTGCTCATTGCCTGGCAAACGATCCAGAGAGGCGTGTGATGCACGATAACGACGAAAGCAGCTTGCGAGAGTGTCTGCGATACTTCGTTAAGCGTCCCTGGCGGTTCCTGGCCGAAATGATCGGCCTGATCGCCTTTTTCGGTCTTGGTTATGCCCTGCTCATCCTGGGCATGGCATACGGCCTGACATAGGAGGAGTACAAATGGCGCGTTTTTATGTGATCCGCGACAAACATGACCAGGAAATCGACAGATTCCCAATAGGAGATCAACAGAAAGCCCTGGAGGAGCTGCAAGCCTGGCGAATTGATGAGCCTGGCCAAGGCTATGAGTTAAGTGAAGAAGAAATAACGGCGGACGACGATCCGCGAGGAGAATGAAAATGACTGCAACAGCACAAACACACAGCGCGATGATTCGCGAAATGCTGAAGCTGCAAGCGAAAAGCACAGAAAACGCGCGCGGCTTCGAGTGCGCTCAAGCAAACCTGGTCGAGATCCTCGACCTGCATCGCAAATATCTTTCAGCTGTCCGCAACGATCGCGACGTTGAAGAGATTGAAGAGCGAGCGCGCGAGATGGCTGCCGGGATCAGTATCCGATCGCACTGGGTCAGCCCTGGCAAAGATCTGTCCCCTGCTGAGTTCCTGATCGAGCTGTCTGGAGGAGGTCCGGCTGCTCGACTATGTGGCGACCTGGATCACCACTGCCAGCCGGACGAAAGCACCTGTCATATCGAATGGAATGATTGGGGCATCCCCTGGCAGGAGTTCCCGGTCATGAATCCGATCGAGAGAGCTGCTCTCTGTTGGTTCGCGAGTCTTCACTGGTTTGGAGAGTGCTGATGGTCGAGACAAATCCAGATTTCTGGGACTGCGAATGTCCCAGGGATTACATACACCAGAGAACCGATCCCAATGCTGTCTGCGAGCATTGCGGAGCGCGTGAAGAAGAGCAGCCGGACAGTCGTCCAGACGAAATCCGGCGCTCTAACCTGGCTCACTTACTCGACGAGTGAGCCTCACGCGATAAACGGCCCGCCTCGAGCGGGCTTTTTTATGCCTGCTGCTTACGAGGTCGTCCAGGCTTACGCTTGACTCTCCCGCCAATGGCCTCGAAGCCGATCGAGCTGTACCCAGCGACGTCGATCCAACTGTCCAGGCTTTCGGGATTCTCTGCAATCCGTCCCAGCTTCAAGATGATTCCGAACACTGCGACATCGTGCGGCCCGATCTCAGTCCCCTTCCGCTCGCCCAGGTAAGCCGACAGCATCGCTGCTGTCCTGGTCATATTCTCAGTGGGGTCACCATATTCCTGGTGGCGATCGTGACCGACGAGCTGCCGAGCTTGATCCAGCATCGCGACCCTGGGCGGTTGTGGAGCCTTTGGAGTTGAATCCAATCCAGATGAGTCCAATCCGCTAGAACGGGATTTCGTCGTCAATGAATTGAGCAGTCGTTTTGCCCTTTCCGTCGTTTGGCTTGGCTTTTTCGCCGATCTTTTTCGGCTGCTTGATTGTGGCGTCTGTTGTGCCTTTGCTTTTGATTCTCGTGATTTCGCTTCCATAAAACGTATCCTTTATTTTGTTGATCCCCTCGCTCCTGGATTCCCAGAAGCCAATGATCCGACTCAGCTCGTCTACCGTGTAGACTCGCTGAACGGCTTCCCGGTCCACCTTCTCGAAGTGGGCCGAATCCTCGATGATCGCGTAAGGCAGTTGGCTCTCCGCATCAGCGGGAGGCTGCACATACAGAACTCGAGGATCGCTGGGCGTATGCCCATTCTTTTCGGCGTATCGCTCCAAAGCCTTCCAACCACTGACCAGGTTATCGGCTTTCTGGACCAGGAACTTATGATCGTCCCCTTCACACGCCATATTGAAATTCTGTCTTGCTTGTTCAAACGCAACGGCTAGAGCTGGTGAAGCCAATCGCTCCAACCGACCAATGCCCCATCGTTGCTCCAGTGTCCTGGCTAACTCATCAACCGAATTGATCGCTGCTCGAACAACATCATCACGCTCCTTCTGCCAAGCGTCGATCTGATTACCGTTGAATCCAATCTTCGTACCAGCCTTGCTGTACTGACCCATACTCATCGCTGTTCCTTTCCTTCATTCCCGTACCAACTTGCTGCCGCCATACATACCTCGCCAATGCCTACTATCCGCGTTGGCGGAAGTAGTGCATAAGGGGTATGGGGTACTACTTCCGCCTTACTTCCGCCTACTTCCGCCAAAACCAGGTAGTGACCCTCGTTACTTCCGCTGGCGGAAGTAGGCGGAAGTAACTTTTGCGCTGTTATTCTTTGTCCTTTGCAGCTTCATGACTTCTCAGCATCTGATGCGGATCGATCTGCCGTTCGATGAGCCGATGCAGCGCATCAACAAATGCGTCATAAGTCTTCATCCTAAACTCCGTAGCTGCTTCTCCAGGCACGAACAGATCCTCGAACTCGTCTGCTCGCATCTCGATTGTCATCGTCACCTTAATCATCGTCATCCTCCTCGACCCAATCATCGTTGATCTGTTGCGCGTCTGCTCGAACAACGAAGCCAGGTGTCGTGTCACCTTCCCAGCTGCCAAGCATATTCACCTCGAAATACTCCTGGGCGTCCTCGTCGCTCATGCCTCTCTGCTGCAGCAGCTCGAGAACCCGGTCCCGGTCATAAACGATATACGGCTCATCGCCGTACCGAAGCACGACGCCCACGATCGCCTCATCGAACTCAGCTTCCGCTAACTTCTTCATCTTTCGCGTAGTCCATGTTGTAGCCAAGCTGCTCGCAGATCGAGATCACGCCTGGATCGAGAGAAAACACGCCGTCATAGTCCGTCAGCGTCTTTCCATCGAACCATAGGCCGCCCCCAGCCTCATCGCCGAACCGATGATGTTCAAACATTGTTGGAACACCAGACTCATTAACGAACACCGACCACTCGCCTTCTTCGGCCCAGCGCAGCGACGATGATTCCTTCCACAGCAAAGCCATTACGCCCACCTCCTGCTGATAAACTCGAAGCCGAGCTTCGTGTTCCAGGCCGTCGTCTCTTCGGCTAGCCTGGACGTCGGATTGATCGCCACCTTTTTACGCTGCCTGGGCAGCTCATACTTGTATCGATTGTCCTTGATCCAGCTGTGGACCGTGTTCTTTGACAGACCAACAACAGGAGCAATCTCCGCTGCTGAAAAGTCATCTTTGTACATTGCAATGATTGTCTCTGCCTTTTCGGGCGTCACGATAATTCTAGTCATTTCTGCTTCCCCAGTTATGCGGCTCATCGGGTGTTCGGATTACCTTCACCCCTTTCGATTTCTTCTTTGCGTCGTGGATCGCGTTCTCGATGAACTTCTGATCGGTCCACGCCTGGATGTAGCCTCGAGCTGATCTCTTCGGCATCCCATACTCGCTAATCAT